TCATCCAGTCTTCGTAGCTGTGCCGCTCAAGTATTCGCATGGTTTCCTCGTCTTCCGCCACTGATGCCTAACTACCTGTTCAAGGCGACGGCCTACGGCCGCGCCTTAACCTTTGCGTTAGGCGCCTACCACCACGGTACGCACGTTTTGCCCGTAGTAGCCTTGTTCATTGGTCACGACGCATTCGCCCTTGATGCGGCGCCCGGTGGCACGCAGGTTGCGCAGGTATTCACCGGCCGCTCGCGGCGTGGTGCTTGTGGTGTCGTCGGTGTTCATCGCGTCGGCTGTGTGCTTGCTCATTCCGCCACCTGCGCCGGTTCGGTGGTGTTAACAATTGCTGCGGCGCGCAAGGCATCCGCAAGCATCACCGCTTCCGCGGGTTCTAGCGTCACGTAGACGCTGGCTCCGCTGCGCATGATGCAAAGCCATACGCCGTCCGTTTCTGGCGAAACGGCTATGTTTGCATCCCACGACGAGATGTAAGAAGTGTTTTTCACGTTAGCTCTCTCTTCACAGTTGTCGGGTACCACTCATCCAGCACCAATTGCAGTGCGTTACGGGCTGTGTGAAACTCGGCTAGCGTGACGTGATGGTTAATCCTGATCTGGTCTCGGTGGCGTACTAGCATCACGCGGAGCCGCTCGCGCTCGGCCGCAGCCGCGTCCGCAGGGCCGCTAGTGCGGTCAGCAATCGCGAGTCGGCGCAAAAAACTGTGCAGGCTTTCGCAGCCCCTAGGAAAATCTTCGCGGTTCAGCGCGTCGGCCAGCGCAATGACGCGCTGAATCCGCTCTAGGCAATTGCTGCCGTGGTTGATCGCGGCAGCTTCGCGCAGCAGCGTCCCCAGATCTTCCAGTTCCTCGACGCGGTCGTCAGTCCAATTAAGCTTCATCGCTCACCACTCCCTTTTGGGCTTCGAATGACAAGAGACTCTTGCGGGCCACGAATGATAAGGAACGCGCCGTTGGCAATGTCGCGCTGCTCGCGGGCGCTTTCAGGTTCTGCCCACTCGCCCTGAACAACAAGTTGTTCCAGGGCGGCGTCAATGTCATCTGCCGTGACAGTGCCGGATGCTGCGTCAGTGTTCCAGGTGTAAGTGGCTTTCATCGTCTCTCTCTGCTTAGTCACAACTGTCAAACCGTGAAACGACGACCGCGACGCGGCCGTCGGGTAACTCAGTCGTAGCGACTACCTGAGTGCCGTACCCGACGGGGTGATATCGCTCCATGTAATCGTCGATCGTGGCCTGCACGTGCGCAGGTGTGCCGACGAATTCAACGCGGATCACGATTGCACCACGCGCTGGACACGATGCAGGGGGTGCAGAATCCACCGCTCGCCGAGCCAGTCGATCGCAGCCTGGCGCTTGCGCTCCAATCTCTGCTGGTCCGTCATCTGCGCGTCTCGAAACTGCTCAAAAAGCGGGCCGGCGTCGAGGCCGAGCCATTGCTGCGGTTTGGTGTTCATGCTCTCTCTCCTTGTTGCGTTAGGCAGCAATTAACTCCACCTCTGTGCTTGAAAGTGCCTCGCCCACGCTGTTGATCAAGCATTCACGGCCGTCGATCATCACGGGGACGCCGCCGTAGTTCTGGCTGTAGTCGGTCACTGCTAGGGCGCTGATGGTGGTCATAGTGCTGCTCCTCTGTTAATGCTGCGGTGGGTGGCGTTGGAATAGTACGGCCATGAAAATATCATGTCAACTGCATCAGCAAAAATGATGTTTGCGGATAGCGGCAGCTTCAGAGGCGCCGTTATCATGCCGGCATGAAACCGTTCCCCATCTTCCGCACCGGCCGGCACACCGCGAGCAGCGGGGCGGCGCTGGACTTTTCCGAGGACGACCTGCGAGCAGCGGTCAAAGCGTACGACCCGGCGCTGCACGAGGCGCCGATCGTGGTCGGGCACCCGCGAGACAATGCGCCCGCCTATGGCTGGGTGGGCTCGTTGAGCTTCACCGATGGCGAGGTCAAGGCAGAACCTCAACAGGTGGACGCGGCTTTCGCCGAGCTGGTGAAAGCCGGCCGGTTCAAAAAGCGCAGCGCCTCGTGGTATCTGCCAGACGCGCCGAACAACCCGCAGCCTGGCACGCTGTATTTGCGGCACGTGGGCTTCCTCGGCGCGCAGCCGCCCGCCGTGAAGGGGCTCAAAGACGTGAGCTTCGCCGACGACGAGGACGGCGTGATCGAGTTCTCCGATTCGGCGATGGTAACCGGCATCCTGGCGATGTTCATGCGCCGGATGCGCGAATTCCTGATCGCCGAACACGGCACCGAAAAGGCCGATTCCGTGCTGCCCGACTTCCTCGTCGGCGACATCGAAAACGAGGCGCGCAAGCCGCCCGAGGCCGACGACGAGACACCTTCCCCTGCGGCGATGCCCGCCTATTCCGAGGACGATGCAATGACGATCGAACAGCTTCAGGCGCAAGTCGCTGCGCTCACCGCCGAGCGCGACGCGCTCAAGGCCAACGCCGACCAGGCGGCCAGCTTCGCCGAGCGCGAGACGGCGATCGCCGCCCGCGAGACGACCGTGGCCGAGGCCGAGAAACGCATCTCGCGCGCGGCCATCGAAGCGCGGATCGACGCCGTGGTGCAGGCCGGTCGCATGCTGCCCGCCCAGCGCGCCGGTGCCGTGTCGTTCGCCTGCGCACTGCCGGCCGACGCGGCGACCGTGGAGTTCGGCGAGGGCGACAAGGCCGAAAAGGTCACGCCGCGCGAACACTACCTGCGCCAGCTTGAAGCGAGGCCGAAGATAGTCGACTACCGCGAGCATTCCCGCGCCGGCGACAACCCGCCCGACGACGCGAGCGGCCCGGAGGCCGTGGCCGAGAAGGCGCGCGAGCTGGTGCGCACGCGCGCCGCCGAAGGCAAGCACATCAGCTTCACGGAAGCCGTGTCGCTGGTCATGACCGCCGAGTAACCCGGCACACCATCAGGAGAATATCGACATGCGAAACGAGGGACTGCAAAAAACCCTGATCGCCGGAGCAGCGGTGACGAAAAACCGCGTGCTGAAGTTCGGCGCAGACGACTTGTCCGCGATCCACGCGGCGGCATCGACGGACCTGCTCATGGGCGTGAGCGACAACCTCGGCGCCAGCTCGGGCGAGCCGTTCGACGTGATCATCGACGGGATTGCGCTGGTCGAGTACGGCGGCAACGTGACCCGCGGCGACATGCTGACCTCCGATTCGGTCGGCCGCGCCGTGGCTGCCGCGCCCGCTGCGGGCGTGAACGCGCGCGTGATCGGGGTCTCCATGATCTCGGGTGTGCTGGGCGATATCGGCAGCGTCCGACTGGCCCCGGGCCGCATCCAGGGCTAACCCTCCGAACCTGAAAGGACATCGCAATGAAATTCCCGTTTACCCCGGCCCCGCAGTACACCGCCATCGCGCTGGCCTACCAGAACCGCACGATGATCGCGGACCAGGTGCTGCCGCGCATCGGCGTCACCGCGCGCGAGTTCAAGTGGGATCTGCACACCCGCGCCGACCTGTTCACCGTGCCGAGCACGCGCGTCGGGCGCAAAGGCGCACCGAACGAGGTCGAGTTCACCGCCTCCGAGCAGACCAGCTCGGTGGACGACTTCGGCCTTGATGACGTGATCCCGGTCGAGGACGTGCAGGCCGCGGCCAACAAGCCGGGCCTCGACCCGATCGGCCGCGCCGTCGAAGGGCTGACGCAACTCATCATGCTCGACCGCGAAAAGCGCTGCGCCGACCTGGTGTTCAACGCGGCCACCTACCCGGTGGGCAACAAGGTGCAGCTCTCCGGCAACGACCAGTGGCAGCAGTACGCGCAGGCAGTGAGCGACCCCACGGCCGACATCATGGCGGGCAAAGAGGCGGCGCTCATGCCGCTGAACACCTGCGTGATAGGCGAGCGCACGTGGTTCGCGCTGCGCCGGCACCCGAAAATCCTGGCGGCCATCTTCCCGGTCAACTACTCGGGCGACGGCATCATCTCGCTCCAGCAGTTCCAGGATCTGTTCGAGTTCGACCAGGTGCTGGTCGGCCGCGCGATGATCAACACCGCCAAGCCGGGGCAGACGGCGACGCTCTCGCGCGTGTGGGGTAACCACTTCGCGATGATGCACATGAACCCGCTCGCGTCCCTGCGCGGGAACGGCATCACGTTCGGCGCCACGGCCGAGTACGGCACCCGTATCGCCGGTTCGATGGACGAACCGAAGGTCGGGCTTCGCGGCGCAACCCGCGTGCGGACCGGCGAGTCGGTGAAAGAGCTGATCACCGCGGCCGACTGCGGCTACTACATCCAGGACTGCATCGCCTAACAGGCGGCACCCTGACCGTGCAGCAGGCGGGCCGGTGCTGCAACGTGCCGGCCCGTTTCAAATCGAGGGACTAGGACATGAGCAAGCACAAGCAGGACGCCGTCGAGGCCGTCGAGGCCGTCGAGCCAGAGCAGCAGGCCGTCGCGCAGCCGCCCGTCGAGCAGGCCGAGCCCGGCTATCTCGTGGTCTGGCACGTGAAGATCGCCGGCGAGCTGCACGCGCCGGGTTCCCGCATCGAGCTGGACGACGAGACGGCGGCGCCGTTCCTCGCCTCCGGCGCCATCGCCTAACAGGAAGGCGCGCATGGATCAGTTTTTCGCCAACGGCAGGCAGGGCCTCGGCACTGGCCTGATTGACCTCGACACCGCCGTCCTGAAGGCAGCGCTACTGCGCGGCTACACTTACAACGCCGCGCACACGTTTGTGAGCGACGTGACCGGCGCGGGCGGCACGCTGGTATTGACCAGCTCGGCGCTCGGCGGCGTGTCGTTCACCGACGGCGTGCTGGACGCAAACGACGTGACGTGGAGCGCGGTGGCGGCCGGCGCGGCGATCCCGGCCATCCTGCTGTTCCAGGCCTCGGCGGTCGGCGGCGGCGCCGACGTAGCGGCCAGCTCGCAGCGGCTCGTGGCGATCCTCGACGGCCGGTTCCGGTTCACGCTCGCGGCGAACGCCAGCAGCGGCGCGGTCGCGGTCACCGTGGACGCGCTCCAGCTCGGGATCGCGAACGGCGCCGTGGCCACGCTCATCAGCGGTACCGGCCCGGCCACAATCACGCTCGGGGCTGCAGCCTCGGCCGGTGCGCGCACGCTCACCACGTCGGCACTCGGGAGCGCGGCGAACGTCGAGGCGGTGTACGAGGTTGCGTATTCCGGCGGGAACCTACCAATCACGCCAAACGGTGGTGACATCACCGCGGCGTGGAGCAACGGCGCCAACCGCATCCTGCGAATCTAGTGATGGCTAGCAACGTTATCCTCCCCGGAACTAACGAGCCGATATCCACGGACGACATCGGCACCGCGCCCAACAACGCGCACTATCAGCGCATCAAGCTCACCGATGGCCTGGCCGACAGCACGGTCCACGCCCGCGTCAAGGCCGCCAACGCCGACACCAATGACGCCGGCCTCGTCACGCGCCACACGCCGCAAAACACTTGGTGCGTGAGCTTCACGCGCGTCAACGGCTCGGCGCTCGACACGCCGGACATGACGCAGCGCCGGCTCGGCACCGGGGTCGGCGTCAGCCAAAGCAACGGCAATCTGGTCGTCACCGCTGGCACCACCGCCAACAGCGAGTTTCTGGCGCGCTCGGTCGTCTCGTTCAACGGCGCGGTCATCAAGCGGCACCAGACCATCCTGTCGCAGCGCATCGTCAACAACAACTTCGCCGTGCTGCTGGCCGATCGCATTGGCGAGGGCCTCAGCTGCACGATCAACAGCGCCACCAGCATCAGCGTCACGCTCACCGCGCACGGATTCACGGCCGCCAACGTCGGCCAGAGCATGCTGATCGGCGCCATCAGCGGCGCCAACGGCGTGCCGGGTCGGTATGCAATCGCGTCGATTCCGGATGCGAACACGATCAACTTCACGGTCGCGGGCTGGCCTGCAAGCGGTAGCTGCACGCTCGATCTGTTCGGTTGGAACTATGTCCGCTGGCTGTACACCGGCACCAGCGCCACCACCGCCAACGTCGACAGCCAGCGCATGGGCTGGAATAGCGGCGACACCGCTGCCACCATCAACACCACGGCCTCGTCGGGCCACATGGCGCAAACGGCCATTGATGGCCGCAACATCTACTTCCAGGACGGCCTGGTCGCATCCGCTGCCGCGCCAACACTCACCAGCCGCGCGCACCGCTGGATCAACATCCCCGAGCAGGACGTCGAAATGTTCCTGTACGTGTGGAGCTTCAACGGCACCACCGCGCCGGCCAGCGGCACCACCTGGACGGTCGGGTTCGTCAGCATCGAGGACACCGTCAATTTTCCGGTGTACCTGGCCGGTGTGCGCCCGCACGGCACCAGCCAGGCGCTGCCCGTCAGTGGCACGTTCTGGCAAGCGACGCAGCCCGTGTCGATTGCCACCAACACGCCCACGCTCGCGGCCGGCACCAACCTGGCCGCCGACGTGGGCATCCAGTACCGCGGCAGCGCCACTGGTGCCGCGACGCCCGTCAACCTCAGTTCCCCCGCCACGCCGGCAGCGCAGGCGGCCAAGGGTGCGGCCGGTCGCTTGATCAAGGTCTATGCCGTCAACAGCAACGCCTCCGCCCGCTATCTCAAGGTGTTCAACACCGCCGCCGGCTCCGTGGTCATGGGAACGACCTCGGCCATCCTCGATATCGCTTTACCGCCCAACAGTGTGCCCGTCGATATCTTGGTGGGCGACGGCGGCGTCGGGTTTGCAAGCGCCATCAGCGTTGCCATCACAGGTGGACGCGGGAGCACCGACAACACCGCCATCACGTTGAACGACGTGACTGGTTTCATCACCTACGCCTAACGAAAGGACCACCATGACCACCAGAGCAGCAAGTATCGACGTACTCGTGCGCGATGATGCGCAGGGCACCGCCACCGGCACCCCGTTTGGCGTCATCAACGTGGAGATGGCGCAGGGCACGACAGAAGACGATGGCGTCACCGTGGTCATCGGCAACGGGTATCTGCCCAGCATCGGATCAGCCGCGCCGGCGGACATCAAAGTCACCGTGCATCAGCCGCCCATCGAAACCCAGCCGGCTGCGCTCCTCAGCCGCGTGGATGACGCCATCGCGAACACCAGCACCCTGACCTTTAACCTGACGCCGTAACCCCATGCTGCTGCTGCTGCTAAACCAGCCGGCCAGCGGCAGCACGGCGACCGTCAATGTTGGCGGTACTGCCTCTAGGGAAGAGGCTGGCGGTGCGCAGGTTGCTGGCAGCGCGGTAACGCTGTCGGTCGGCGGGTCGGCTGAGGTATCTGGCGTTGGCGGTCTCGTCGCCACGCTCAGCGGGGTTTCGCTCGTCGTTGGTGGGACCGCGCAGCCAGAGGTCTCTGGCGGTTTCGCTGCCGCCGCTGGCGTTGCCACTTTGCAGGTTGGCGGCGCTGCCGAGCCCGACCGCGCGGGCGGCCTAGTCGCCGCGCTCGGTGGGGCGGCTCTTGCCCTTGGCGGCTACGCCGAACGCGAGGGCATTGGCGGCATCGCCTTCGGTGCCGGCGCGGTATCGCTCGCCATCGGCGGTGCGCGCGAGATTGAGCGAGCCGGCGGCGCCGCGATCCAGCCGGGCGCGGTCACCGTCGCGCCGGGCGGCTATGCCGAGCGGGAGGGGATCGGCGGCATTGCGCTTGTGCCGGGCGCCGTCACGGCCGCGCTTGGCGGCATCCGCGAGCGCGAGGTCGCGGGCGGCCTGTCCACGTCCGTGCTGGTGGACGCGCTGCGCCTGGGCGGCCTGGCTGAGCGTGAGCAGGCTGGCGGTACGCTCGCGCTAGTGGCGGCCGACAACCTGGCGCGGCGCTACCGCATTGACGCGGCTGCGCGCACCTACACCCCGACCGCCGCGAACCGAACCCTGAGCATCCCGACGAGGTGAAACCGTGAGCGACTCAATTACCGTCACCGATGGAAAGGCGCGGGTCACGAAAGATCCGAACGCGGTCCTCGACTACCTGTTTGACTGGTCGGCGTGGCTTGACGCGCACACGCCGGCCGATACCATCGCCTCGGCGAGCGTGCTGGCGACCGGGTGCACGCTCATCACGTCTACGGTCGAGGGCTCAGGGACGCGCGTGCGCGCGTGGATATCCGGCGGCACCGTCGGGCAACCGGCCGCCGCAACGTGCCGGATCACGACCGCAGGCGGGCGCGTGGACGACCGCACCCTGACCTTCACGATCAAGGATCGCTGACATGGCCTACCTGACCTCTGCGCAGTTCGCCACCGCCTACGGCGAGTCCGAGCTGTCCGAGCTGACCGGCGACGAGGCGAGCGTGTTTGACGCGGCCGAGACGGGCGCGGCCAGCCTCATCGACGGGTACCTTGCCGCGCGCTATGCGCTGCCGCTGGCGACCGCGCCGGCGCTGGTGCTGGGGTGGGCGGGCGATATCACGCGGTACCGGCTGTGGGAGGATCGCGCGCCCGAGGAAGTGCGCAGCCGGTACGAGGACGCGCTCGCGCAGCTCAAGGAGCTGGCGCTCGGGCGGATCGCGCTCCCGCCGGACGCGGGCGGGGTGCAGCCCGGCGGGCAAATCGCCTTCGGCGGGTACTCGGCCGAGCGCGTTTTCACCGCCGACACCCTCGGGGACTTCTGATCGTGGCCACCATCGACGTGCAGGTGCAGGACGACGCGCTGGTCGCCAAGCTGCGCGCGCTCGAACGCAAGGCCGGCGGAATGCAGCCGGTGTACCAGACCATCGGCCGCGTGATCGTCAACCGGATACGGCTCGGGTTCAAGCTGGGCGTGTCGCCGTTCGGCCGTCCCTGGGCGCCGCTCAAGATTCGCCGCGGCCAGCCGCTGCGCGACACCGGCCGGCTACAGCGGTCCATCGTGGCGAACGCGACCGGCGACGGGGTGGTGATCGGCACGAATCTTGTGCAGGCCGGCGTGCAGCAGTTCGGCGCCATCATCAGGCCGCGCCGGGCGAAGCGGTTGGTATTCCCCGGCCCGGGCGGGCGGATGATCTTCGCCAAGCAGGTGACCGTGCCGGCGCGGCCGTACCTGCCGCTCCTGTCGCGCAACGTGGCGAAGCTGCCGCCGGAATGGTCGGCGCTGGTTTCGCGCGCGCTGCGCGATTACTTCATCGTGAGGGGCTAAGATGTTCGCCGACACCGAACAGAAAATCATCGACCGGCTGGTCGAACGGATACCCGGCGTGACCGTCGCGCCGTTGCGCGAGCTGGAACGCGTGCCCGAAATGCGCCAGCGCGCGCCGGCCATCTTTGTGATCTACGACGGCCTGACCGCCGGGCAGGCCATCGGCACGGGCGCCGTCCAGCAGATCACGCAAGAATGGTACGTGGTCATCGCCGCGAAGTCGGCGCGCGGGGCGGGCGAATCGAACGCCGCGCGCGATCAAGCCGGCGCGATTGCCGATCAAGTGCTGTCCGCGCTGCTCGGGTATCACCTCGGCGGCGGTCGCTATTTGCGGCTATCGGATTCGCCCGGCCCCGAATACGATGCCGGCTACTGTCACCTGCCGCTCGCGTTCAGCAACGCGGCCACGTTCAAGGGCCAACCCTAACCCCCAGGAGCGAACACCATGGCGGATTACTCGTATCTCGGCAGCGGGCAGGTCTACCTGCGGGAAGTCGGCGGCGCTGCCGGTTTCCTCGAAGCGGGCAACTGCTCGGCGCTGTCCTTCGGCGTCACCGAGGACGTGAAGGAACTCAAAGACTTCACCCAGCCCGGCGGCGGCACCTACAACGAGGTCAAGCGCATCAGCGCGGTCGAGGCGAGCGTGACCATGCACGACCTCGACGGCCAAAACCTCGCGCGCGCGCTGTACGGCTCGGCGAGCGCGCTGGCCTCGCAGGCGGTGAGCAACGAATCGGCGCTGGTGTACCCGGCCGCGTTCTCGCCGTTCGCCAACCTGCCGCAGTCCTCGCCGACCCCGACCGTGGTGCCGGCGCAGGCCACCGCGCCGGCCCGGGCGAATACGACCGCTTACGCGCTAAACGCCTACGTGGTCCCGGTGACAAGCAACGGGTTCTATTACAAGGCGACCGCGGCGGGCACCTCGGGCGGCACGATCCCGACCTTTCCGACCGTGATCGGCCAGACCGTGACCGACGGCACCGTGACGTGGACCTGCGCGGGCCGCACGTCTCTGGTGGCGGGCACCGACTACGAGGTGCGGTCCTCGGGCGTTTTCGTCTACGCCGGCCGCACCCTCGCGGGCGAGACGTGGACCGTCGGATACACCCGCGTCGCGGCCGACGTGGTGCAGGCGCTCGTGTCCTCGGGCAAGGAATACGAGATCGTGTTCGACGGTCTCAACGAGGCGCGCTCGGGCAAGCGCACCCGCATCACCGCCTACCGCGTGAAGCTCGGCGCGGCGCAGAACCTCGGCCTGCTCGGCGAGGACTACGCCGCGCTCGAGGTCACCGGGAAACTGCTCAAGGACGCGAGCAAAGTCGGCGGCATCTCGCAATACTTCCGCGTCGAAATCGAGGCTTAACCCGTGGGCGAGTTCGACGTGATCGAACCGCCCGCGCGAAGCGCGACCTTCAACGGACGGCAGATCACCGTCGCGCCGCTGAAGGTCGGCCAGCTTCCGGCCTTTGCGCGGGCGATCAAACCAATCAGCGGCGCCGTCGAGGCGATTGCCACCGGCCGCGCGGCGCTCACCGTCGAGGCCATGCTCGACATAATCGCTGACCACGGCGAGGCCATCATCGATGCCGTCGCGCTGGCCTCGGGTGTGTCAGTGGCCGAGCTGTCAGAATCGACGCCGGATCAACTGATCGAGCTGGCGGCAGTGTGCCTGGAGGTCAATGCCGATTTTTTCGCCCGGCGCCTGACCCCGGCGATTCGCGCGGCCGGTCAGGCGGTACGAGCGCCGGCCGCTGGGGCTGGGCCGACACCCTGACGGCGCTCATCGCCGAAGGACACACGCTGGAGGCGATCCGAGGCTATACCATCAGACAGGTGCGCGAGTTTATGGGGGCGATTGAGCGGATGCACGCGCAGCGGCGCATCGGCGAGGCCACCGCGGCGCGCATGGCACAGGCTGACGGCAAAGCATTCAAGGCGTACCTGAAAGCTCTGGAGGGCGGCGGCAATGGCGGCTGATCTTGAGTTCCGAGTAAACGCCAACCTCGCTGAGTTCCGGTCCGCGCTCGCCTCGATCCGGGACGAGCTGCGCAGCGTCACCGCCGACGCTTCTAGGGTCGGCGCATCGCGCCCGCTGGACAACCTCGACTCCGGGGCACGATCAGCGGCGACTTCCGTCGGCCGGCTGGTGGCGGGCTTCGTGTCGCTTGCGGCCGCAATCCGGCTGATCGGCGCGGCCGACGAGCTGAACACCCTGAACGCTCGACTGCAGATCGCCACCAACAGCGTGCAGGAGTTTGAGCGCGCTCAGGTGGCGCTTTTTGAGCTGGCGCAGCGCTCGCGGGCGAGCCTGACCGAGACGGCCGACCTGTACAGCCGGATCGCGCTGGCCACACAGGACGCCGGGCTCGGGCAGGAAACCTTGCTTGAGGTGGTCGAGACGATCAATCAGGCCGTCCAACTCAGCGGCACGAGCGCGCAGGCGGCGAATGCGGCGCTGATCCAGCTCGGTCAGGGCCTTGGCTCAGGCACGCTGCGCGGCGAGGAGCTGAACAGCGTCCTTGAGCAGACGCCGGTGCTGGCCGACGCGATCGCGCGCGGGATGGGGATCACCCGCGGCGAGCTGCGCAAGTACGGCGAGGAAGGCAAGATCACCGCCCAAGCCGTCATCGAGGCGCTCCAGCGGCAGCGCAACGAGATTGCCGGCCAGTTTGAGCGGCTGCCAGTCACCGTAGGGCAGGCCGTCACGCTGACTCGGAACGCCGGGCTCGCGCTGCTGGGCGCCTTTGACCAGTCCAGCACGGCCACGTCAACGCTCGCCGGGACTATCCAGCGCTTCGCCGCGTTGCTGTCGAGCGAGAGTGTCCGCGGCGCGGTGGTCGAGTTTGGCGTGACCGTGCGCCAATATTTTGAGCTGGCGGCGCAGGCGGCACAGGGCGCGGTGCAGACGCTCAGTGCTGCGCTTGACACGCTCGCCGGGACGCTAAACGCCACCATCGGCGCAGCGATTGGGTCACTCGACGACTTCTCTGGCACGGTCCTCGGGCTGCCGCGAACGGTGGATCAAGCGATTGCGCTCATCGTACGCGCCTTCCGCGAGCTGCCGGCGAACATCCGCGCGAGCATCCAGATCGTCACCGTGCAGGCGACCGCGCTGCTGGACCGGATCGTGTCGCAAGCGCAGCTCACGCGCGACCGATTTTCCGCGATCTTCAGCGATGACACGCAGACCGCCGCGCTGGCGCGTTACCGCGAGAGGAATAGGATCATTGAAGAAGCGGCGCGGGGCAGCATTGACTCGGCGCTAGCCGAGCGCGAGGTCGCTATCGCGCAGGCCGAGGATGCGCGCCGCCAGGCCGAGGAAGCCAGGCGCCGTGGCCAGCAGCCGACGACGCGCGGAACGGGACGATTTAGGGCGTCCGCAGCGTCAGGCACCGGCGATGGAAAAGCCGCCGAAGCGGCCAGAAAAGCCGAGCTGGACGCGCTTGAACGCCTACAAGACGACGCGACAAAGCGCGAACTGTCCATTTTGCGCGAACAGTTCGATTCGTCTGCCCTTGCGGCCGAGGACTACTACCAGCGCCGCCGTGACCTGGAGGTGGCCGGCATTGACCAAGCCATCGCGGCTGAGCGGCAGCGGGCGGCGGCAGGCGGGGCTGAGCGCATCAAGGCGCTGGCCGATATTGAGCTCCTGGAACGGCGCCGGGCCGACGTGGAGCGCGCCTCTGCGCTGGAGCGGGACGCCTTTCGGCGCAACCTTGACCGGCAGCGCGAGCAAGCAGGCGCTGCGCTTGCGCAGGCCTCTGGCAACCCCGTAGAGGCCGCCCGCATCCGCGCCGAGGCGCAGTACCGCGACCTGCTCAGTCGGCTGACGGCGGAAGGCGACGCTGCCGGCGTGCAACTCATCCGAAAATTGATCGACACCGAGCTGGTAGACGCGCAACTGCAAGAGCTGCAGCGGCGCATCTCGACCGGACTCGCCGACCTGCGTGGGCAGGAGGCGCTTATTGCCGCGCAGGCCGACGCCGGACTGCTGCCGCAACTGGAGTCTGAGCGCCAGCTGACTCAGCTGCGCGTGCGCAGCATTGAGCAGCTCAGGCAGTACCGCGACGCGCTGGTGGCCGTGGCGCAGGCGCAGACCGCGAACGGCGGCATCGCCGATCCGCGCGTCACTCAGCAGATTACCCAGCTCGACACCGAGATCGCGCGCGTCACGGCCAGCCAGCGGCGCCTTCAGACGCAGATCGAGCAGGCCGGAGCCTCTGCGCTCGCCAACCTGTTCACCGACCTCGCCACCGGGGCGCGTGGGTTTTCCGATGCGGTGCGGGCGGCTGCGCTATCCTTCGTCCAGTCGATCGCGCGCATGGCCGCGGAAGCGCTGGCCAAGCGGGCGATTCTGGCGCTTGTGAGCGGCGGCACTGCGGGAGGCGCGGGGGCCGGTGGCATCTTTGCCGGACTGTTTCACGGCGGCGGCATGGTGGGGCGCACGACCGGGCCGGGGCGCATGGTGAACCCGCTGGTATTCGCTGGGGCGCCGCGATTCCACAGCGGAGGCATGGTGGGCTTGCGGCCAGACGAGCGACCCGCGATCCTGCAGACCGGCGAGGAAGTCTTGTCGCGCACCGACCCGCGCAACGCGGGCAACGGCGGCGGCTCGGGCTACCGCATCGTGAACGTGCTGGATCCGTCGCTTGTGTCAGACTATCTCGATTCGTCCGCGGGCGAGCGCACCGTGCTAAACCTGATCGGCCGCAATCCGGGGCAGGTGCGGCAACTTTTGGGGGCATGACATGAGCCACACCAGTGGCACAGCGACTAGCTACGTGGATCTGCTCGATAAGCTCGACACGTTCCTGACCGCGACCGGGCACGCCTGGGGCAAGCGGTTCACCGGCACCGGCACGGGCGACCTGATCAGCTACAACGGCACCGCGTCGAGCGTGGCCGAGACGGTCACGCTCACCGCGATCAACGCGAATACGTTCTCGGTGGTGGGCAGCGTGTCGGGCGCGCTGGCAAACGCGACCGTCGGCACGCCGTACACCTCGGCCGTGGTGGCTTTTACGATCACGGCCGGCGGCACCGCGTACGTGGCCGGCGACGTGTGGAGGATCAACACATCGCCGAAGTGGCTGCGTCTGCGCCGGGCGGGATGCTCTGGCAGCGAAAAACGCACAACTAACCTCGTGACCCTGGATTCGCTTTTCGACGGCAACGTGAACACGACGGCCACGCGCGCGGCCACGACTGCCTTTATCGAATGGGAAATGATTGCGCCGACCGAAGTGCGCGAGCTGGTCATCCAGACATGGACCTCCACGAACAACCCGGCAGCGTTCTCGCTCGACTGGAAAGACAACGCGGGCGACGCCTGGACGACCGCGCAATCGTGGACCGGGCAAACCTGGACCAATCAGCAGACGCGCGTCTATACGCTCACCGCGGCGCCGGGCGCTCATCGGTTCTGGCGCTGGAACATGACAGCGACGAACGGCTCGTCGCTGGAAATCGCCGAGCTGTATCTGCGGCAGCAGGTGAGTCAACCGTACCAAGTGCAGGAGCGCGCCGAGTACGTGTGGCGCGGCTACGGCCTGGACGGCACAAAAGAACTGTATGTCGGGGCGGAAACTTTCGGTTCGTCTGGCGTTGACACTTACAACGTGGGACTGACCGGTTTTAGCACGTGGGACTCGACAGCATCGGCGAGCGCGCAGGCGAACGGGACGGCCATGCGGTATTTGTCGCTGGCGAACGCGAACATCGGATATTGGATCGTGGCGAACGGCCAGCGGTTTGTCCTCGTCACGAAAAACAACAGCGTCTATCAGATCGCCTATGCCGGATTCGGTTTCCCGTACGAGCCGCCAAGCGCGCACAACTGGCCGATGCTGGTGGGCGCGTCAAGCAATCAGCGCGGCCTGCGATTCAACTCGAACGACACTTCGTTCCGATTCCCCATCGACCCCGGTCGCTATGGGCTGGCGTGCTTTTTCCCCGACGCGCAATGGCGCGAACCGTCGAATCGGTACCTCGGCTCGGCGGACGGGTCGGCAGATACGCCGACTGGCGGGCTGGTGTGGCCGGCCGTGATGAACCCGAACAAGACTCACACTACGTGGGTCCGCGACAACCTCGACGGCACAAAACCGCTGATCCCGGCGGTCATCGCGCATCGGCTCGCCGCGCCGTTGCACGTGTGGGGCGAGTTCGACGGGCTGTACTGGACGCCCGGCTTTTCGGTCGCGTCCGAGTCGATCATCCGCGAGGATCGGTTCAATCATCTCGTGGTGCAGAACTGCTTCCGCACGGGCGCGCAACACTTCGGCGCCGTGCGCTTGGACTGAGGCCACGTCATGCCATACGATACCGGCACCGCAACCGACGTAAACGACCTGCTGTCGAAGCTGCGCGTATTCGCGCTCGCGCAGGGCTGGTCCGTGGACTACAACGCCGCGCGCACCGATCACACCGGGCAGGCGGTACTGCTGAACAAGGGCGGGATGCGCTGCGGTCTGTTTACTCGCACGAACGTCAGCGGCCAAGGGTCAACCACAGACCCCGCTCCGTACATGGGACCGGCTTTGTATCCCGGACCGTACAACTCCGCGCAGGCCGCGCACGCGCAGACCGGAATCAGTCG